TCCCATTTCAAATCCTCCGGTTCAAGCGTTTCTATCGGCTCTGTTAGTTCGCCGTATTTCTTTTTCATGCGCCCGGCGCTTAACATAACATTGATTTTATTCAGGATATAAGGATTATTACCCGGATACTTTTCGCCCTTTACATAAATTGGAATGTAAAGGCTGTCAAGTTTGGTTATTAGGTCGTCAAGTTGTTTCATTCCCTGCCTTCCTCTTGCCCCTTTATTTCTGGTTTATAATCATCGGTTAAATCAATATGACATTCGGCAAAACGCTTTTTTAATTTTTTGTAGTACATTTTATAGTCAATATAACTGTAAGGGAAAAACCATATCGGCAATGTAAAGACGGAAACCATTTTAATTAGCAGTATTCCAAAAGACTTAAAAAATTCAACTGTAGAATTGATTAGCGCGGTAAAATATCCCGAAAAGTCGGCGGTGATCTTCAACCAGTTAAAATAACCTTTTCGGTATTCAATTAGTTTTTGATTTAATGACAATCCGCTCATTCCCCGTCCTCAAAATCAAATCCGTCCGGCGTTCCCGCCATCCCCGCTATATTCTCCTGCGCCTGTTCCGGCGTTTCACCGTAAAACTTCACGCGGTATTCCTCTTTCGATATTAACCCGTTGTCGACTTCCATCATCGCCAGTTTTTTCTCCGAATCCGTGTCTACAATCACGGAATCTTCCCAGACGATATTCACTGTTGAAGCGTCTATGGGGTTGCCGATAAACCCGGATAGTTCACATAACGCTTTTATCAGTTTGATGATTTCAATCTCTAGGTAGGCTTCATGCAATGACTTGCTTTGCATTTTTTCCGCCGACATATGAACGACTTGCGTCGCGGTCGCCATCGGCTGTATGTCCAATGAGCCTTTGCCCAGCCCCGAATTTATCGAAGCCCAGTTTAACGAATCCTTGATCGCCTGCGTGAATTGCTGGGTTCTTATCTCCGGCGTGTGCTGTTCAAAAAGCTGTTTTTTCTTTTCGCCGTTGTTCAGGTTGTCCTGGGGAATGGCGAAAAACTGCCCCTCGGAATTGTCGAAAATCCTTTCCGTTTCCCCGTCATCCCCCTTCATCTTTTCCAGTAACAAGTCCCGCCCGATAAAAGTAACCTGATCGCCCTCTTTCAAGTCCCGCCTCAATCCGGCGGCGGCAAGATCAACATCGACAATGGGGGCTAAAGCGTCCGCGAAAATTGACTGTCCGAACGGCAGGGTTTCCGAATAGTCGTTCAAGGTGTTGGGCTTGATCCACGCAAAAGGCGGGACGGCCATTTCAACCAGCGGCAGGTCTTCCCACGTTACCTCGTTATTTTTAACGGTCGCTATGGTGTTCTCGATGGTAGCTTTTTCCCCCGCCGTGTGTATACTGATATAGAATTTCTCGGCGTTTTTTGTTATCTCTGTTTTCACGAAAGCCACGGTTAACACTTCGTCCTGCGTGTAGGATATGGGGTAGATGTTGGGATAGCGGATGAGGTCTAACTTGACTTTCCCCCCGCTCGTCCTCTCGCCCGTTTTAATTATGTCCGCGCTCGCCAGAAGCACCGAAGTGCCCAAAGCGTAACCTGATATGGCGGCGTTGTTAAGTTTCGCCCTGAACCCCACCGACTTAGCCAACTGGTTGAATTTCTCGGTTTCGGTGTCGTTTTTCAAAGTAACTTGAAAAGCCTCGCTGAACAGGGTGGTGGCCCATTTCTTCGTAATCTGCTTGGCCAGTTTCATGCTCATCCTGCCTACCTCATGGGTTCTTATGCCGTTAAACCTGCGGTATGCGTGTATGTTGGGGACTGTGCCGTTATAATGGCTTTCCCATTCCTTTACGAACTTGTTGTATTCGTTTCTCGCTTGGGCAAGGGAATCAAAGTCAAATTGAAAAGGCGTTTTATTGAGCCTGTCCGTCCTCTGCCCGAATTTGGCTAATACTTCGTATATTGTCATGTAGGGAATTGTAAGGGAAAGGGGGAATTAAACAATATCTAGGCTACAAATTGACACACCCCGATACATTCCCCGTCAAATAATTCTTCTTGGCTGTCATATTCATTGTCCAGCCTTAATTGTTCTAATGTAATATCTTTTAAGTAATGATAATCTCCATATTTTTCCCTAAATTGTTTTTCAAGCGTTTCTCTTTCGTGGTATACTTCGGGCAATAAAGCCAGTAGTTTTCTCCATTGCTTAATTCCCTGCCTTACACAGCCGCCGCTACAATTATTATGCTCAAAACCCAATCTGTATAATTCGGGCATTATAATCCCTGTTTGCTTAAACCATTCGTCAATTTTGTATCGGGGTATTTCTTGTTCAATAAGGCGGAATTCAAGAGTGCAAAATTTGCCTGTTTTCGTATAAACTTTTTGATAAGCGGCTATTATACGCTGTCTGCGGTGTTGTTCCTCAAGCCCTATGCCGAAAATTAAATTATCCCCGTCCTTGTAAAACTTTTGCAGTCTTTCGGCTTTTAACACCCTTGAACAAATTGGTACACGGTTACAGCCTAAAAAATGCTCGTCAAAAAATACCTGTTCGGGCGTTCTGCCGTCCGTGTCGATATATATTTCCTTGCCTAAAAATGATTGAATGTCATTAAGAAAGCGGTATAAATCGGGGTGTTCCCATTTTGTGTCGTTAAAATAAAGTAACACGTTTCCTTTGCCGTATTTTTGAATAGACAAATAAGCCGTGTAAAATGACATTATTCCGCCGCTTAATGTTGCTATGTTCATTTTTTAATTTATAACCTTCAATCCGTGTTTATAAGTTCGCGGCTCTTTCGGCGTGTATGCCATTAAATAGCTTGCATAACAATTTATGGCATATTCAAAAGCGTCAAGGCTGTCTAAATCGGTCGTGCCGTTATCCAGTCTTATCGGCTTGCCTTGTTTCTTTTGCGCTTCGGTATCCCATAAGGCGGTGGCAAAAGCGGCTTTCAATCCCGGCACGCGGTCGGTAAATAAAAGCCTTCTTTCCGAAAAAAGTATTTGCACCATGTCGATCCTGTCGTTAATTAAGCCCTTGAAACAATTATTTATAACAATTCCCGTCAAACCTTTTTCCCGCACCTTTTTCCGTATCTGGTTGTTTAACGCGGAAGCCCCCGCCGTCTCCGTAAACAGGGCTACTTCCTGATTGTAACGCTCTTTCAGTTCCTTTAAGAAACCGACCGCCCATAAAGCCACTTCGTCAGCGTCATAGTCGGACTTAAAATAACTTTCCGCTATGGCGTAGACTTTGGCGAATCCCACCGTTATCGCGGTCGCCTGTAAGACCGTTTTCCCTTTTTTAGTCCCGTCCCCCAATTCCCCGCTTCCATAGTCCAACCCCACGCATATAATCGCTATCTTTTCGCCTTCGGGAATGTCGGGAACGTGGAACAAGTCCGGATTGTCGGTATAAGTGCCGTAAATCAATCCCTGGGCTATGCCCCAATTCCCCAGCCCCTCAATGGCGTACCTTCGGGGGCTGTTCACCTTCATTTTCTCAAAAATAGCCCTGTCGTCGTCGCCTAGAAACTCATTGCAGGTATAGTCCGTCGTTAAAGTGAAAGTGTCCTCGTCGGGATTGTCAAAAAACCTCGATTTAATCCACGTGGTGTCGCTCCACGGGTTAAAAGTCAAAGTTAATTGCTTGAACAGGGGGTAGGGCACTTCGCCCCTGAAACTCATGTCTAACTTGTCAAAAGCCTGCTCGTCATGCAACTGGTAGGCTTCCTCTATCCACGCCCATACCAAATGCCCGTCAGATACCGTGATAGAGGTTATGGAGTCGGGGTCGTCCATGCCCCTGAACAAGATTACCTGTCCGCTGGGTTCGTAAGTCAAAGTATGTTCGCCTTTGGGGATTTTCCATAAATGGGTGACTCCGAGCCTTTTAATCGCCCAGATTAACTGGGAACGGGTGGAATTTTTGTGGGTGTTAAAGTACCTGCGGATTACCAACAGGCAGGGTTTTACCCCGTAGACGTGATAGAGCTTCATCATGTTATAGACAAACCACAAAGCCGTAGTGCAGGACTTTTTACTCGCCCTGCCGCCTTTCACCACCCTGTAGCGTTTTTTGGTTTTCCAGAAGTCGTTGTATTTTGAGCCTACTATTTTAGGAAGGCTGACTTTATCCACTTAATTCCCCTTCATAAAACACGGGCACTATAAAATTATCCGCTTCGTTGGTTTCAATCCTGTCTTTCCACTTAAACCTGTTTTTCATGTTGAAAATCCAAGTGGCGGGCTGAATCTTCGCCTTGCCTATGGAAGCTATCCTGCCCATTTTAGTCCACCACGCTTCCGACAAATCCTGCCCTTTTTTATAGGAGTCCGAAAAGCGGGGATACTGTTTTACCCATTGGAAAAAAGTGTCTTTCGTTATGTCTAAAGAGGCGCAAACTTCAACCACCGATTCCCCGTTAGAGAATAAATATGGCAGCAGATCGCATAATTTCTCGCTGTATTTTGTCGGCCTGCCGTTTTTTTTGCCTAAAATGACCAGTTCCGCCCTTTCGCTCTTGACCGCTTCAATGGCTTTTCTTATGGCTTCATCGGTGGCTTTCCCGAAAGCGTCTTTTATGTTTATTGACTTAATATTTCCCATCTTCCCCTCCGAAGACGGAAATATCGTAAACATGGTTGTATATGTCAAGCAAAATTGAGCTTTTGAGATAGGTTTCTTTCTCAGGCTTGCGGATTTTCTTCATAAACTCATGTTTTTCATGGTTGTTCGGGAATACTATCTGGATTACATAGTCGGATTCGGACAGATTGCAGGAGTCGCCGTTTTTATTCTCCGCTTTCGCTTTTTCGCGGCTCTTTTTTTTCGCCTCCCTGAACGCGTCGGGGGTGAATTCCTCGGCTTCCGCCTGATTCTCAATAAGTTTCCGCTCTTCTTCCTGTCTGCCGAAAAGAATGTTAATGTCTGATTCGTCAAATCCCATGTCGGCTTCATAATCAATGTCGGGAAACATCCCCTTTATATCCTGCAAGGCGAAAACGTCCCATTCGCCCATAGCGGATTGGTTGTTTAAGAATACGTTTATGGACACTTCGTCTTTTTCGCTTACGTTTATCATTGCCACATGAAGTTCATAATCGGGCTTTCTGATAATGGTATCCATTTCCTCCAGCCTTTTATGGCCTCCGACAACGTTCATTGTGGGTTTATTGACAATAATCGGCTGTACCAAGCCGTATTTTTTAAGCCCCGCCCTCAGTTTTTTTCTGGCGGATTCTGATATTTTTCTGGGGTTATAGTCCGCGCCGTGAATGTCCCGCCTGTTTACTTTTACTATTTCAAAATTTTCTAATTGGTTCGCGCCCATACTCTGGCCTCCAATTGCGGGAATTCGGCTGTTACTTTTTGGTAATCATTCGGAAAGTTGTTTTTAAGATAGACCAATCCGTCCACGTCAGGAACGGAAAAATCATGCTTCCAGCCGTGGGAATACTCGGTCGGAAGCGGCAATTTATTCAGTTTTATGTAAGACATTACGTCTTTTGCGGAGAAATCGGCTATCGGGTACAGTTTCTTGTATTTCTCGTCTATCCCATAAGGCAAATGCGCCAACATTCCCCGCCTCGCCAAGCTCTCGTCCCTTCTTACCCCTTGCGCTATATAGGATATGTTAAATTTGGTTCTTAATCCGTGTTCAATGTCCGTCATTTTGTATTTCTTGCCTGTTTTTAATGACAAGGCTCCAAAATGCGGCTGTTGGTGAATCTTGATATTCCAGCGTTTTTCATAATGGTCGATAATCCGCTGTTTTATCTCTAAACCTTCTACAAAGTATAAAAAGACGAATTCTTTTTTGCCTGAATAACCTTTAACTAATAAATCAGCCATTACTATGCTGTCTTTTCCGGTGGAAAACATGATTATTATGGGTTCGTCTTTTAGGATGTCGCTTATTTGTTTTACGGTGTCCATAAAAATACCGGCGTTGTTACGCGCCGGTTCCTGAATTTTAGCCGTTTCCTGAACCGGAAACAGCCCCGCTTGCGGTAAAAGATATTCCGGGTGTTACCGAAACACGTCCGCCTACTCTTGACATAGTTCCTCTCATAATGTCCTCCAATAGGATTAAGATATTATGAGTGTGAATGAATGGCGTTATTTAACAATACTTATGTTTCAAAAGTCCACAGCCTTAGACGGCCTAATACGTTAGTTATAGGTTTTTCATAAAGTACAGGTTTTTCAAGTATCCAGTGGTATTGTCCGTTTTCCGCAAATTCGTCTTTTGAGTCTTTAATAATGTCTACCAGTTCGGCTTCTCCGATTATCGCGGTAGACTTAAAGAAATATCCATGCTCTTTTACGGCCTGTTTTATCCATTCCGTAACAGGCCTAGAATCGTCTTGCGCTATGCCGTAAAATTTCCATAAGTCTTTAGCCATTTTATAGGCATTTTTTATGTTTTCCGGCGCGTTATCTGGACAATTCCATTCGTCTTTCTCGATATAGTCATACCATGTATTTAAGAATTTTTGAGGCATTGATTTTGTGTCAAAAAATGACATATTGTTTCCGCTTGCGTGAATTAGTAATTTTCCTCGGTAGTCGGTTTTCCATGTGCGGTTTTCGGCTTTTTTAATTCCGTAACAAATAAGAGAGGCGTAAGGCTGTCTGATACTTAAAACTTTATTTTGCATAACTTATTATACCTCCTGTTTCTCGGTATGTCTACCAGTTGCATACCTTTACTTGTTTCGTGCCTAATTCGTTATAAGTCCAGCCTATAAACGCGCCGTTTTCTTTTTTCGGTTTCAGCGCTCTCTTTACCATTTCTTTCCACGGTTTTTCCGAAGTAACCAGTTTTAACTCAGGTTCCTTTACGGTTACGGTTTCCGCGATTTTTTCCGGCGCTTTATACTCATACTCCAATACTTCACTGAAAGACTTAATATCATCCGCTCCAATCCGTTTTGGCATTATAACCGCGTCAAGGTCTCCGCGTATATGCAACACCGTTTTATTGTCGTATACGCTGTAGGATAATTCCGTGGCTTTTACGCCGTCAAGGTATTTTCTATCTACCATGATCGCGCCGTTACCTTCATAGTCGCCGTCTAACTGCCAGAAAGCGGTGTCTTCTCCGCTCCAGCTTGCAAGGTCGAATTTGCCGTTATGAATTGACAGGATGATCTCATGCTTTCTGCCGCCTCGGTTTATCGCGTCCACGGCTTTAATTGCCTGTTTGAATTCCTTGCCGTCTACCATGATTTTATTAAACTTCTCAGTTTCAAGATAGGCTTTCATTTTCGGTATCATGTTTCTATGGTCTTTTTCGCCGTTCATTAAGTCTTTAATATCGGTCGCGCCGTCTTTTTTCCGCCAGTCGCTAAAACAGGATATAAATACTTTTTTATTGTCGCCTGTAAAGGTTTTTCTGAATATGGCTTTTTCGTCCGTTACATAAACATTTACGCCGCCTTGAAAGCCTTCGACGTACAATCCGTAATTGTCATAGTCGATTTTTACGGACTTGTACAGGTTATAAAGGTCTTTATTGTCGATTATCATTTTTACGCTCCTTATTTATTCAAACCTGACCAGTTCAGAACTGCCGCCTCTTACACCTTCTATAGCAGGTATCATCCTCAAAATCCTGAACCGCTTGCCTTCATTCCACGCCGTTCTATACGGTTTTATAAATTCTTCATATTTGTCTTTATAAATAACTTTGTAATCCTCAGTAAAGAAAATATAAAAACCTGCGGCTTTTTCGTTTTCTTTCAGTTCGCCTTCGTATTTTTTCCAGATATATGGCTCAATCTCAACCTTTCCGCTTCTATAGCTGGTTGACATTCCTCTCGGCCTGTTAGGATTGGACGGCAGAAATTTGCCGCCTTCGTAGAATTCGCCGTTAACACCTATACATCCGCCTTTAGGCGCGTGTCCGTTCATTTTCTCGCCTCCTATAAAGTACACATATTAAACTGGTTAGTAGGTCTCGCGTTAATAAACGCGCCGCTGTTCCAGATATACTCTTCGCCTGTTGTTTTGTCTATGCGGATTTTATACCGGCTTACTTTGCCGTTTCCTTTGAAAGATACCGTTTTATCGGTGCGGTTCAGGCACTCTCTCGGATACCTGCCGTCTCCGCAGGTAAATTCCAGCGCGTATAACTTGCCGACTTCAAACTTGTTCATTTCCTCGCCTCCTTACGCCGCTTGTTTTGCTAGTTTTCTATAGCCTTCGTACTGCTCTTTACAGCGGTCATACTCTTGCTTGTCGCCTTGCATTTCGGCGCGAATCATGTCTTCGTACCATAACTGCATTTCGGTTTCATAAACCTCTTTTTGACTGTTAATCATTTTCTTACCTCTCTAAATCAGATTTAAGGATATTTTGTTTATCCTTATACTTATTATTATAACCACTAGTTATATATATGTCAATAGGCAAGAGAAAAAATATTCACTTTTTTTGACGATTTTTTGTGATTTTACTTAATGGCTGTGTAGTTAAAATGTAACTTTTGGTTATATTTTCACTTGACAAGGATAAAATCCTGTTCTATCTTATATTTATGAAGATTAACGGCGTGGATTTTTATACTGTAAAAGAAATGGAAGAAAAATCCGGTAAAGATACTAACACTATAAAACAATGGCTTTTTAAGCATAATATTAAGCCTATTACTAAAGACGCTATATATGAATCAAGCGCACTTAAAGAATTGCTAAAAGCCAGCAGTCCGGGAAGACCTAAAAAGACGGTCAAGAAAAAATAGCTCTGGGCTTTACCACGGGTATTCCCGTATCAGCCCGCCATAAACGTCTTTTAGGCTGTCTTTCAGTATTACTTTTTCCTTGTCAATACGATTAAATTAACTATCATAACAACCAACTGGATTATCCCCACAAGCAGGATAAAAAATGAGTAGTTGGCTTTCAGGGCTTCGGATAAGATGTTATGAAACATCGGTATTCTCCGGCGGTTTTAGTTTCTGTCCGCAATGGGGGCAGAAGTTTGAAAATTCAATAGCATGATATTCAAAAGGGGAATCACACTTAGGACATATAACAGCAAGCCTGTTATCAAACGGTTTCCATTCTATTAATACCCAACATAACGGCTCACCAAATTCCCGTTCCCATTTTTCGTTCATGGCGGCGGCTGAAAATCTCATAAATTCGACTTGTCCAGTTTCTATTTTGTTAGAAACCGGCCCATCGGCATCGCATATTTCAAAGTCAAAATATCTGAACGGTGACTTCAACAATTCCCTTAATTCTTGGCTCATACGCCCTCCTGTGTTATCTGTCTCGTAATCGGGCCCCAGCCCCTGATTGCCCCCGGCCACGGCTTTGTGGCAACGGGTTTCACGGGCTTTGCCGCTCTTTTCCTCGCCCTGCCAGTCCCACAGACGTGAAAGCATTTGTCCCATGCGTCACGGAGGTCAAGCATATACTTCTTGCATATCGGCCCCTGTCTAGGAGGGAAGCGTAAGGTAAAATACCAGTAAGGGCATTTAATCCCGCACCTCATTTTTTGTCGCCCTTATAATCTACCAGTTTGAATATTACGTTCTTGCCGTCTTTGCGGTCGACTTCGTAGCAGGAAAGATCTTTCATAAGGCAAGCATCGCCAATCCGTCTAAAAAAGCATCCTACACAACGCGCCTCTTTATTTTCTGTTTTTACCGCTATTAACGCCTTGCCTATCGGTATCTCAATCATGCTTTCCCCCTTATGCTCTCCCAATTTAACAAATATCAAAACGGTATATGGCTATCTATCACTTTCAACTGCATAACAGGATCAAGTTTATAGTGTGACAAACAGGCGCAATACACCGCGTTTGCCCCGGCTCTATACATAGCCACTATGTCCCCGCCGTTTGTCATAACATCGGCGCATATTTTGGCGTTACCTTCAAAATCTCCCATAGGTTTTTTGCCCATATACAAACAAGCCCGTAAATATAAAAAATCCATCAATTCTTTTTCCGATAAATTGTCAGGCGTTTCATATAATTTAAGTAAAGTCTTAATTCTTTCTTTTTCTTCCCGCTCTTTCTTACGCCCTATATAAAGGCAATCTGCAAAACCTAATTTACATTTCGGAGCGCCATAATACCTTAAATAATCGCACTTTAATTGGCGTTTTATTTTTTCTAGGTCATTTATCCTGCTTGTCATGGTTTATTTCCCAGTATCCGTCATTAAAAAATAATTCTAATTTCGCGTCGGGTATGTCGCGCCCTTTTATTCTTAATTTGCCTTCGTTTTTATCCACCCCGTCTTTTATAGTCCGGTCTAGTCTTATCAAGGTGTCCGCCGCTCCGATCCAGCCCTGGCTCCCCATAATCCCCGCCGCCCAGTCTTCATTTTCATGTTCATTCTTTTTTGTATGAAATACCAAAATAATGCAAACCTGATAACTATCCGCTATGTCTTTTATCTGTCTTATTATTCTGGTGGTTTCATAATAATCATTGCCGTCTTTTATGTCGGTAGAGAAAGCACCAAAGGTGTCAACTATTATCACCCTTGCCCCCGTCTCTTTTATTCCCTTTACAATGTCTGAATTTCCTTTCGCTTTTTCGCAAAAATGAAAATTGGTATTCCACGGCAAATTCTGGTCTTTCAATTTTCCCAGCCGGTACTTGCACCTTTTAATACTGTCTTCCAAAGTAAAATACAAAACAGGCACTTTTTTTGTTATCTTCATACCTAAAAACGGGAATCCGGTCGTGATACTGTCAGCCATTGATAATAGCAGCCAACTTTTGCCTTTTTTGGGCGCGCCCATTAAAATTGTCAGCCCTACGGGAATCATATTATGAATAATAAATTCAGTATTTTGAAAATCCTTTTTTTGCAGTTCCTCGGTGTTTATAATCTCCATCCTTCCCGTTTCTTGCGCTATCCGGTCTAGTTCGGCTTTCAAGTCCATTATTTGGGCATCCGAAGGGCGGTTGTCCTTCATGTAGGTTTCAGCCGTTTTTTTTATGTCCCGTTTTTTTTGCTCCTCTAAAATTTCGTTGTAATAATATTCAGTTGAAATCGGATTTTCGTCATAATCAATGTCTACAGACCCCGATACTAATTTTTTAGGTATTAATACAAAACCCTTTTCTTTAAGCCTTTTAATCTCAGTATGTATCTGCTCAAGGGCTATATTGTCCAGCACGATGTTCTGAACGTCCGCGCCGTTTAAGACGCATGAGATGTATGCTTTTTCAAGTTCATGTAATCTCATATCACCACGTCCCTCAAGTCTTTCATGCCGTCGTCTTTAGGCGGGTTATTCCGCTTTTCCTTTGTCGTCATTTCCCCATAAAGCCGCTCAAATTTCTCTCTGAGCTTGCTGCCGCTTTCGATATTGTGGAACCAGAAATTACCCGGCGTTTTTACCCACAAAATAACCTGCCGTATCGTTTCAGGGGCTTTCTTGTCAAGGCGGATAAGGTATTCAATGTCAACAGCCCAGCCCTCGATTTTCTTTCTGATGTCCTTTTCAGCCTTGCCGGACAGGAAACTGGGGAATTCTTTACGGTGGGCAGTTAAGATAAGCTCGGATAATTCAAGGGCTTGTTTCTGGGATTCAGTAAGAGGGGGTGAAGGTTTATCTTTTAGTTTTTTATCTGGCGGTTCGTTAGAACCGACATTATGTTCTTTAATAGTTCTATTAGTAGTTCTATCGCCAAATTTGTCTATGATCTGAGGACAAATTTGTCTATGATCGGTGTCAAGTTTGTCTATGATCGGGGCTTTATCATCGCCATTTTTGTCTATGTTATTTTTATTATCATAGCCAGAATTGTCTATGATAGTGGTTTTGCTTATTATTTCACATAAGACTATTTTCCTTTTTTTGCTCTTACCTGTAAGAATTTTTATGTACCCAGCCGCTTGTAATTCAGCTATAAAACGGCTTGCAGTGCGCTTTGATTTAACACCGCTTAAAAACTCATTGTTAGCCCAGCAGTAACCATCTTTATATGAAAGCCTTGCTATTTTGCCGTAAATTATCCTAGCCCCGTCCGACAAGCTCTCATCGTCTAAAATGTCCCCTGGGATCATTATTTCCCTAAATTTGTTCATGTTTTCCCCTCTCAAACATAAAAATAAACCCCTAAAGAGGGCTACTGCGGCTAACAGTAATTGCCGGGCATAACTACGGCAAAACCCCCTCTTTAGGGATTTAATTTGTCGTTATGCCTCTGTTAATACTGGCTTGCCAATCCAGCAGTTTAAGTCTAAAAAATACAGCGAATTAAACAATACAAAGTTCATTTTTTTGCCTTATTTTGCGCCTTGCAAGCGTCTATACATTCAGGCAGGCGGTAATAATTAGCCTTTTGCTTTCTTTTGACTAAAGGCAAATATCCGCCAAATATCGCACAGCGTTTAAAATATCCAGTCGGGTATACATCGGCTATTAATTTGCACTTGCCGCAGGTGTCTTTATTGCAGTCAAGCCCGATAGTCATTTTTTCCATTTATTCCCCCTATTCTCCAGCGGTCAAATGCGGGCAGGTTAAAAATCATCTCGGCGCATTGAGGGACAATGGCGTTACCAAGCCCCTTAAGTCTGTCCACCCTGGAGGGTATCCCATGAGCCACTCGACCCACGTCGGATTCAACTGCCCACCAACCACTTCCCCCAAATTCCCCTTGCCCCTGTCCGTTGTGCTGTCCTTGTACATAAAAGCCCTCGGAGTCGGCCATTGATGTACCGCCCTCCCTAACAGGCTGTTCACCGGAACATTCTTGCAAGCCTCCGCCGAGCCGTCCTTGTAATCGCTCGCTGTCGGCGTTGGCCACATCTTGACGTATTCCGGCAGTCCCTGTTGTTTGCTGTTCGGTCCCCTGCGCCTGTAATCCGACCTCACCGGCGTCGGCAACATCCGCACCGTGTCCGCGAGGTTCAGGCTGTGGCTGTTTTTCCCGTCCTTCGTTTTTCTCCTGCCGCCCGCCGTCAGTTCCATTCCCGTATGTTCTATCTCCTGCGTCGTCGGAGTAGGCAACAGTCCGCGTTTCCAGTTGTAGATGTCCGTCCGAAGGCTCCGGCCCTGACCCCCTCTGTGGCTCCCCACCGCGTCCGCCGCCGCTGGCGTAGCAAACAATCCACACCCGTTTCCGCAGGTGCGGCGCGCCAACGTCCGCAGCCGATATAACCTGCCATTCGCAAGCATACCCGCTGTCGTGAATGTCCGACAAAACCCCGTTAAAGAATTCGCCTTTCTGCTCTCTTCCGGGAGAGGTAAAAAGCCCTCTAACGTTTTCAAACAATGCGATTCTCGGTCGTAGTTCGCGTAACATTCTCCGGCACTCAGGCCATAAATCGCGCTCGTCGTCGGCTCCCTTTTTAAGCCCCGCGTCTGAATGTGGGGTGCATGGGAATCCGCCCGTGACGAGCCATTCCCCTTTTGGCAATTTTGAATAATCGACATTCTTTATATCCCCCAAATGCTCCGCTTCCGGGAAGCGTTTTTTATACAGTTCAACCGCGTAAGGCTCAATCTCCGAAAAATAATGCTTGTCAAACCTAAGACCAGCCCAATACGCGGCTAGGGCAAATCCCCCAATTCCTGAGAATAGGTCAATGAAAGCTGTCATTTTTCCCCGCTATTGCCGATAATAACGATATGGGAAGGGCGTTATTCATTCGCAAACCTTAATAAAACATCAGCATGGCATTTTTTAGTCAGCGGACACCAGCAGGCTAGATTTTTCCCCTTTAACTCGTTAAGCTGTTTTCTAAACGTGTTATCGTCAATTAATTTCATAAGTATCATTTTTTCAAAATCACTTACCGCGTTATCGCCTGTAAACGGATTGCCCCATTTTGTAGGTCTGCCGACATAAACGGTGTTAGGCGGCATTTTCCAGCCCTTTGCGCGTTTTCTTTGTATTCTAACCGGATTCATAATTCCTTTCCTGACAAGCTGCCAGCTTTAAGCGGTATCCTTAAAATGGGGTTTCCCTTATATTCAAAAGTTAAATTGTCATTCCCGTTAGAACAAATAGGAAAACAAGTATCCGTATAAATTGCGGTAAATGTGGCTTGCAACGGGCGGTCTTTAATTCCACCTACAAACAGGTTGCAAAGATTGTTATACCAGCATATTTCATAATACCTGTCTAAAATCTTAAAGCCCAACATTCTTGAATAATCATGTTCGTCTTTTCTTACCCATTCAACTCCGTCTGCGTATTTCCGCATAAATTCTTCCAGCCTGTCGCAACTGTTATAGTCGCCTTGTTTTGTTTCCCAACGCATATCTTCCCCCTTTAATTTATTTCCGGCAATAACCGTTTCAGGTTTTTTTTAAGGTGTCTCACCACGGATATTCCTGTATCAACGGCTCACCCCATATCTGGGCAAGGCTGTCTTTCATAAAGACAGGAATCCCCATAAGGGAACACCCTTTAACAATATTCTCTAACCATTCGCGCTTTGGAATTATTTTGTCTTTTCTATTGCCTGTTTCCGTTCCGATTATCGCCCATTTAACAGTATTAAAATAAGTAGGATCAAAATCACCTTGTATTGGCTCAATACTTAAAAAAACATTTTCTTTTTTGCTAAAATAAAATGGCATTTGATTATTTGTAACGGTTGAGCCATACCAAAAATTATTGCCACATGGTAATATGCCACTAATTTTTTTATATCGGCTGGGGTTTTTCGTCAGAAACAAATACCTGTGTTGAGGGGCTTCCCTGCAAGCCTTAAAGACCTGCTCAATCCAGTTATTAGGAACCCAATCCCCGAATAAGTCAGCCATAGAGCATACAAATATATTTTTCGGGTTTTTCCATGCCGTTAATTTGTCAAGCTGTTCAAAATGCGTATGAGGCACGTTAAATGACCGACATTTCTCGCACCCGTTCATTCCACGCATTGCCATTTTCTTTGCGTAACAATATACGCAGGGCTTGGGGTTTTCTTTTGTCCCGCCGGGGCCGAAACACCAATGGCCTAAAGGGTTAATCGTTTCATCGCACCATTCAATTTTAGTCATTTTTACTCTCCATATTTCTTTCCATAACACTCCCGGCATAGGGTAGGACTATTCTTTGTGATTGATCCGTTATTGCCGTCAACGTAAGAATAGGAATGTTTGCCGCAAAGAGTCTTGCCGCAGATAGCGCAGGTGTATTGCGTTTTACTTGTTAGTTTAATGCCGCATACAAAACATTTTTTTATTTTAGTCATTTATAACTTCCTTTTTAGGAGCATCCTCAAAACTCCAGTACCCATTTGCGCCATAATCGCACCCGTTTCTTATCTCTTTTATGCTTGTAAAGGTACATTCACGCCAACTGTTAAAATCGCATTTGCCGCAGTTTATTTTAGGCTTTACACCGGCTGCTTTGTGAAATGTTACATTTTCAAATTTTAATACTACTGTCATACAGTCTCCTTCTCCAATTTTGTAAACATAAGGTCTCTAGGTAAAATTCTCCGGCAAAACCATGACGTATTAAACCAGCATGATCCGCCGGTAAATTCCACCCTTTTATCCAAAACTAATAATTGAATACCGCAACTACCGTACATATCGCCCCTTTTTACGCCCTCCAGCGCAGTCAACGGCATGAGCATTGCCCACCGTTTGCTATTGAGGTAGCATTGTTGAATAAATTCGTCTTTCAGGGTGTATGGAGGGTTTGTAACAATGCAGTCAAATTCAAAATCAGGCTTGTCTTTCAAAAAATCAAAAGTTTCTTGAGAGGTAGAAATAACCTTGTTTCCGTGTTCCCTTAAAACCCTCGCTATCTCGCTTTTTCCAGTAGTGTCGGTCGGTTCCCATATCACCCATGAAGGGTTAATATATTTGAGTAACGGGCGCACGGCATACGCTGGGGTGTTAAAATGATCGTGTTTTTTATTTTGCGTATAATTGATCATTGCTTGTTTCATACCGCCGCCCTCACGCTGTTTTGTTCCAACATTAGACCTTGTAGAATTTCACGAAATTTCGGTGTATCAATTCCAACAATTTCCATTTCTGCCACAAGGTTAGAAATAAAGTCCATGCACTCTTTTTTTGTGTACTCGCCTATGCTTTTAAGTTCGTGTATCACTATAGGCTCTTCCAGTTTCGCCCCTGTCATCGGGTCTATCACGCTCCGGCGCAAAACTTCCCCCGCGCCCAGTTCCCTTTTCATAACTTCGCGGAATTCCGTGTGGCTTTTACAGTTGTATGAATGGCAGTTTGAAAACCAGTAGCAACTTATAAGCGCGTGAATAGTGGAATTTTGCTGTAGGGTTTTCATGTCGGCTAATTCAACGGTATAGTATTTGCCTACAGTAAGGTTTGCGCCGGTGAATTTGCCGCTGTCGGTGATTAGGATTTTAATAACGCCCTCCCGCTAGTTATTATTAACTTGCGCGTTTATTCCATGCGTCTATTGCGTCTTTTTTGTTATCGCAATAGCAAGTTTCCACATTACCCATTTTGCAATCTGAATTTTCGCAATGAACATACCACCTTTTTTCACCAATAGTTCCCTTAAAGCCTACCAACGTAGCTTTTTTACCGCAAAACGGACAGGATTTTAATTCATTGGTCATTTATTCCCACCAAATTAAAACGGGTATTCCTCTTTAGTTTCTTGCCGCCATCCGTTATTATTGGGTTCGGATTGCCGCTCTTGCCGTTGCTGTTTTTCCACGCTTTCAGCCACAATGACAATCTTGCTCATGTTTTTGCCGTCGTTGCCCATCCAGCGTTCCTGCCTTATTTTCCCTTTTATCTCCACGGATGTTCCCTTCCGGCATACTTCGGAAACATATTCAGCCAACTTATCCCAACATTGTATGTCAAAGAAAGATGTTTCTTTGTCAAACCCATCGCCGTTTTTACAGTAGCGGTTATTGGCAATAGAAAAGTTACAAACCGCCATTCCTCTGGGTGTAGACCTCATCTGGGGGTCTCTTGTAAGGTTTCCGGTAATCTCTACAAAATTTTTGTCACTTGCCATTTTTATTCTCCTTGTTTTGGGTACATACCCTCTGGTATGTCGTTTTCAAAATTATCACTGTCTCCAAAAGGTATAGGCTTCCAATTAGCCTTCCTTTTTTCCAGTTCAGATTTAAGCCTCGTATACTGTTTTTCAATCTCTGCCATGTTAGATGTCATGAATATTTTTCTCTCAATCTCGATTTCTTTTTTGTTGAAAAACGGCTGTTCATCTGGGTCTACCGTTTCAAGGATTTTCCCTATCGCCTCGCCAGCTTTCGTTTTTCGCTCATTTTCAGCCAAGTTCTCTACTTTTTGACCGTTTCCGTTAGGCTTTTGCGGTAAATTCGCGTTATTTTGCGGCGTTGACGGCGGCGGCGTTTCTGCGTCGGGGTCGGGCATATCCTCCGTAGGTATGCAAAACATTTGCAAGCAGGCGTATTTGAAAGCTATCGCCATAGCCTTATTGCTCGCCTTGTCGCCCGTGTCCATTCCCTCCCCCACTACCACACAGCATAATTCCGATCCGTCTTCATGCGTAAAATGGTATTTGACGGTAAGCACCGAATAAAACAAAGTGCCACCTTTTGCCGTCGTCCTTTCATTGCGTAGAACGTCGGTTACTTCGGGATAGATAAAAATTTTGTTTTTTACCAGTATAGGCGACAACTCATTCATTACGTCGTCTATGCCTCTGAAATTGAATTTCTGCTCCAAGTTCCTGCGCTTTTTTGCGATAGGCTCGATCTCGCTCATGGCGGTCGCTATCGCCTGATAGATACCGTTACTCATTACTTGCCTCCTTGTTTTTTTTGTCAAACGCTTCTATGCCGATTAAAGAATTAAATTCACAACCTGAAGTTGACCAGCTTCCTTCTGTGAGCACTTTTTCTATTTCTGGTAAATCTTTCGTCATTGTAAATATTTTTTCTTTTACAACGCCTAATTCACTGTAGGTGTTTTTGAAAATAAATCTAATCATCGTTTTTCCCCTTGTCTTTTTCTTTTTTGTCTGCTTCGTCTTTTTGACATTCATAATACGGATATATGTCCGTTGACTTGTAATGCTTGCAACTGATTCCGACACAGCCGATTTGTTTACAGATCGTCGGTTTCATGCTTTTACCCTTCTATTCCATGCCGCGATTGCTTCTCTCGCGGTGTCGTAACATGCGGTTTCGGGATATACTAGACAATTATCCCCTTTACACCTTACCCAATGATCTTCCACGCCTTTTAACTTGGCTTTACCGCCACAAAACGGGCAAGGCTTTAATTCAACGCTCTTTTTTGGTTTCATTTTTAATCCTCCTTAAACCGTTTTATGTGTTTATTGTTTTCTTTAGTTATCAGGCTGTATAATTTGTTATGCCATATAAAATATTCTTTCCTGTCTATAAGTTCTACAACGTATAAATCAGATATTGATTGCATTGTTAAACTTATTTTTTCTATTCTTTTAACCTTCTCTGTATATTCAGGCGTTTCCTTCTCTCTTATTAATTTGTGGTATTCACGCATATTCTTCTGTTCCTGTCCGGCATAAAGATACTCGTGCATATTAGGTTCTGGAGGATTGGTTATAGTTCCTACATAGGACATATTTGTGCCTCTTTTAATTTTTTGTTGATGTCCGCTATTTGTTTGTCTATGGCGTCAAACTGCGCCATTATCTTTTCAAGTACAGCTTTCGTTATTCTGTCAAATTCTTTCTCTACTTCGTCTTTCATTTTCACTCTCCTTGTGTTTTCTTCCAAAAACTATCATATAAATATTGCCAATCGCTATCAGCTATTTCGTTAAGTCC